ATTTGTCATTATATGTAGCAACTGCGATACCCACTACTTCACCATTACCTGTAACTGCACCAGAACCTTTTGATTTTAAATCTGGATCACGTGTTTCTAAGTCAATTGCAATTTCATCATAATCTCTTAGGTCAGGATATTCAGTAGGTTGTACCCATTCCGTTTGTGTTAAATATTTAGGAATTTTCATTTTTTATAACCATATCCTTTTTTTCTATTTCCATATAATTTTTGCCATGACCATGAAGTCAAAGCTGTTGAGTAATGATATATTTTTTCTAGTATATACTTAATCATTTTTTAGCTTTCATATCTTTTATTTTTAACATCTCCAACTGACAGTAGTGTACAATCTTTTTAAGATCTTCTACTCCACCCTTTCTCTGATACCTACAAACGTATTTAATAACGTTGCCTTGAAAAAATGATAAATCATTTTTAGAAATAAATTCATAAGGTTGAATGGGAAACTTAGTGTAGTGATTCCCGCCTACCTGGGTATACTGTGGAAATGTTTCTTTAAATATATCGTCGTGTGTCATAGTTGATACTCCTTTAATATTTTTTTTGCTTTCAATTTATATAAGTTATTTCTTGCTCTTGTGGTGCCCACATACCATACTCTATGCTCTTCATCTTGTTTGTCAACACTTAGACGAATACTTTTTTGTACTTTAGCACCTTGATGTAAAGATAATATTACATTGTCTTCTTCACCACCTTTAGCTGCATGAATTGTAGATAACCACACTCTTGCATTTTCAGAAAGTTTTTCACCTCCAGAAATTATATTTCGAATATAAAGTATTTCTTTCTGATCACCAACGAAAACGTCATACCAATTTTTTTTAGGATTCCAATTCCCATTGGGAATAAAATCTTTTACATCATTTATTTCTCTTTCACTTAATAGTTCATCCATAGTCCACTTTGTATAAGCAGTAGCTGCATTATACATACCAACATTAAAACTTTTACCTTTGTTGGTTTGATAATAAATATTTTTAGATTTTAATTCTTTTGCTATGTCTAATAAATTGCTTTTAGTTCTTGTAAGAATTAACCATTTACCTTTTGTAAGATCTACTTGTCCTAAATTACTTATGTGTTGTGAGTGTCCTTCTTCGTTCCGTGGTAAATATTCTTTGTGTTTCCTGATGCCTGATATACGATCCACTGTTATTTGAGATTGTTGCTGTACAGCCTTTGACACTCTTCTAGAATATCTTAAAACTTTTTCATGAGCAGGTTCTTTTATAAATCTATTTACATCAGCACCAGCCCAAGCAAAAATAGCTTGGTCATCATCACCAGCTAAATACATATCATCACAATGTTCTTTTAATTTATCAAAAAGTTTCCACTGTAATGGTGATAAATCTTGTGCTTCGTCAATAAAAATGGCTTTAAATCTAGGTATTTTGTTAGACTCAATAGCCTGAGTAATTAAATCATTAAAGTCTAGTAAGTAATTTTTCTTTTTGTATTCCTGTAAGTTTATGTAAATGTGTTTAAGTGTAGGCCAATATATATCTTTTCTATCATGTTCATTAAGATTGTATTCATCTTCTATATCTATGTTTTTATTAATAGCTCTACTAATCATTTGAAAATAAGGATTATTACAAGTTAAGAAATGAGTTTCTTCTTCATTATATTTATCTGTAAAACTAACTCTCACATTTAACATCTTACCTAAATCTTCATAATGATGTGGTTGAATAATATCTTCTTCAGTTTTATTTAATAAGTGAAAACAAAAAGCATGAAGTGTTTGAAAGTATGGAGCTTGTTTTTCATCTACACCAATTCTTTTTCTAGCCTCACCTGCAGCTTTTCTTGTAAAAGCAAAATAACCTATCTTATGATAAGGTGTACCTGTTCTAACATAAGCATTAACTCTACGAATTAATCTAAATGTTTTACCTGTACCTGGTGGTCCATATATTTTAATTAACTTTTTCATTTTTTCTTTTAAAAGTATCTAATAAAGTTCCTGTAAATCCAAAACTACCATGATGAGTTGTTTCTCCATCAGCTACAGCATAGAATTTAAAACCTGCTTGTGTTGCAAGATTACAAAAATGTGTATCTTCTCCCCACCAATAACCAGATTTTTGATCAAACACTGTGTCCCAAAAATTATAAAAATAAGAATTAGCTTTTTCTGATATAGCTTCTTTTTGTTTTATTTTTAACTTAGGATAATCTTTTATAAGTTTTTCATATACTCTTCTGTGTATTAAAGTTAATCCAGCAGGTCCTACAGTTATTTCAGTCAATCCTTTATTATCTATTTGAATATCTGTTGGATCCTTAAATGCTACAGAATACTTAACACTATTATCTTGTGTCTTTTTTCTATAGGGTGTGCATATCATATCTTTTTCCGATAATAACATTCTTCCAACTACTTTTGGATCAAACTCTACATCTGAATCTACAAATAATTGATACTCATAGCCGGATGCTAAAAACATTGCGGTTAAAACATTTCTTCCGTAACCAACATAAGGACATTTAAATGTACTTACTTCAGTTTTAATTTTAGCTTGTGTAAACTTATCAAATAATTTTATTAATGATAAGCCTGTTGATACTTGCATGGTATCGTATGTAGGCATACATACAAATACACTAGGTAGTTTTTTCGTCATACTATATTCTCCTTATCTTCTATTATTATTTTTTCATCTGGTATTTCTTCCTTCATCAAATCACCCGCTGGTATTTTTAAACATCTTACAGGTGGAAATGATTTTTCACTTTCTCCTTTGGGAAATCTTTTTTGAATACCAAACTCACCTTTGAAATAGGTTTTAACCAGCGTACCTGTTCTAGGTCGATCTTGATTCCATTCATTTCTTTTGATTTCCTCATAGAATTTATCATAGTCAAAGTAATAAAACTCATCATCTTTTAATACGGCTCCACTTTTAAACGAAGCATATGTTTTAGCTTCTGGTCCATTTACATAATCTTCTAAATATTTCTTTAACATCTCAATAGGATTGGTCCCAGCAGGTGGTTTAATATCCTCTTTAGTGGCCCATAGAGCGTCCAGGATAGGCTGATAGTCATTATTCTTGATAATGGGTGGAAATATAGATGTTTGGTCTGCTATAAGTGCTCTCATTTCTTTCATTTCTGCTATCTTTTTAATAGTCTTTGCGTGTATTTGTACTACCTTACTGTCAGATAACTCTACATTAAAAAAATATTCTGGATCAGGTTTATAATCTATTTTAATTAAACCTGATATTTGAGGCCAACTACTTTCTTTATGACTACCAATACCAAACTTTCTACGCAGGCAAGTTCCCTTTGCACAAAAAGAAGAGATAGGTAAATCATGACAAGTATGTCCGGCTGTATCTTTGTCCCAACTTTTTATTTTTTGTTTTACTTTTTCATCACCCCAAGTTTGATCATACTTAATAAAATCTCTAGCTGCATCTAATAATTTAGTTTTCCAATCATCTTTGTGTTTCTTTTTAACAAACACCATGTAGTTAAATAAAAATCTATCTCTCTCATCTTTTAATTTGTTTCCTGATTCCTGTACCTGTTTGCATATCATCTGTAAACATGGAGGACCATCTAATAAATCTTCTGGACCACCAGTTAATATTTCTTTTACTTTTTTATTTGATACTTCTTTTAATGATTCTTTTGTTTGTAAATTATCTTTAACTACGTTTATAAAATCATCAAACTCTAATTCTTTTCCATCAGGTAATAAAGCTTTACGTTCTGTTTTTTTAAAATAAGGTAAGTTAATAAATGATCCAGAAGTTCTGATGTTATCTTGATTCATACCTAACTGTGTTTGTTTAGGAAATATTTCTGTTTTAGATGATAAACCAAATAAGAATAATAAATTTTGTAAAAACTCTCTAATTAAAGTTGCAGGTACTTTCTCTGCGGTAAATACATAAATGTGAAGTCCATTACTTTTTGATTTAATTGGAACCACAGGTAAATTTTTTTCTTCTATTATTTTTAAATAATGTTGAATATCAAAACTAGAATAATCTGATGGATCAATATCAATAGCACCAAAGCTAGCCATGCCATTATCATCACATGCTTGTATACCTATTGCACGTTTACCATCTAAATGATCTTGATAATCTTGATCAGATATATTTCTTTTAGACCAACCATAATCACCTGGATCAAATTTTAATTTATTTGTTTGTGGATCATGATAACCATTGTTAACATTACAGAAACCAAAGTCTCTTTCTAGACCACTAAAATATTTTCTAAATTCTTTCATAATTTACACGGCGCCTTCAGTCTCCCTCCAGCGCCGCTGTTATAACAATGTATTATACTATGTCTTGTTGCTTTTGACTAGCATCATATTTAGGTTTAGCAGTTCCTTTAGAAACTTGTTTCTGAAGTTGTGCTGCTATCTCATACATAGACGCATCATCTTTATTACCAATATCAAGATTTCTTACTCTTGATGGTTTGTAGACATGCCAGCTTTTGCTACCTGCCGTCTTACCCATTGTGTTTAATTTATACACAGCTGAATAACTTGCAGGATTAAATGAACCTTGATCATCTGTGAATCTAAGATTCTTGATAAGGTTATTTAGTTCCCTCGCTGGAGATAAGTTAGAAGATCTCATTGGTATTACTGCAGGTTTTAACTCTCCATCTACCATTGCTAGTACATAGAAATATGCAGTCTTCTCAACATAATTACCATTAGGTAATCTGTATCTTCCATTCTTTTCTTCCACAGCATCGGCTGGAATCTCTAAGTGAGTTCCTACTGGAGCTGAAGCACTATCGCCTCTCTCCTGCCATTCAGGATACCTAGTTTGAGCATGAGCGATTATAATGTCTAATCCCTCTTGTCCATCTATAAGTTTACCAAACCCTGATGCATAAATCATACCAGGTTTAGCTCCTTCTACATGCTTGGCATCTCTCTCATTACATTCTGGTGACAGCTGATGTAAGATTTTCAGAATCGGTGTTGATACGTCATCTGCTTTTATCTCTTCAGCTCCTTTACCAGAATCTGCTCTGAGATTGATAGTTGCTAATGCACCTGCATTAGCTTTCTTTGCTACTTGACTTTCCATATATTCTCCTTTGTTAGTCTATTGTTTTGGTTTGTTAGTTATTTTCGTTTGATATCCAGCAAACGTACTGAAGTACTCTGAAGGAATTTTTCCACCACGTGAATGGAGATCCTCCAGAGCAACTCTTAAAGTCCCGGCATGAACAGAAACTTTTTGTTCCGGATCATAACCTTGACCTTTTGCAAGGGTAGCATATTGCTGTGCCTTGTTGTCTTCGTCACGGCCAAACCTCACTGTAATTTCATTTTTTACAATGTTGCCTAGGCCATTTTCTCGAAGCCAGTTATATGCTTCTGGTCTTTTAGCTGCTAACGCAGAAGCAAAAAATTTATTAGATACTTCTATTTCAGAACCATCTTTTAATTTCATAGTTTTAAGA